ATGGTAAAAGATCGATCCGACGATGACCCGAGTAGAACCACAGTTTGTGTTCCTATTGCTCGGGGAGGTTTACCAGCGGGTACCCCGGTAACGCACATTCGTTCTGTTTTTAGCAGAAAGTTTGAGGCGATATCGGGCACTGCTGGTAAGCACCTCTGGAACAACTTTGATCATGTTGTCCAGACGGTGAAGGGTTTCCCTGCCTCTGTTAGCCGCTCTTCGGGCCCTTTCGGGTCCTCGAGCCAGTACTATTCGTACTATGGCCAAGATCAAGCGTCGAGTTGGGATCAGGCTCTCATGTCTGTCCCGATAGATAAGTTCCAACTACCAGGCCGTCCATTTTGGCCATCACTTGATGGCGATATGCACAGCCTGTTTGTATTTGGAAACGATATCTCTTCGGGCCTCAGAGAGTTGGTGGTTATTCCACCCCGATCCGTGACTGACACTGCGATCGAGCTTGTTAGGGCCTTGCTTCCTGGCATTCGCCAGGAGGCCCAGGTTCTTAACGACCTCGTTGACCTTAGGAGTACTAAATCCTCCGTGGTCAAAACTCTCGATAGTGCACGCCGATTAGCTCTTGCTGTCGGCGGGCGCTCTATTAGAGAGTTCCTTCGTAGTCTCATTCATTATGCGTCTGGTGCATACCTTCAATGGGTATTCGACATCAGACCCACCGCCCAGGACGTTGTATTGATTTACAAACGTCTTGGTGACATTGATCAGCAGCTAGCTAAGCTAAATGCTGACCAAAGGAAGTATCTGGTAAAGCACGCTGTGCGTGACTTACCGAACCTCTATCCCGACGGAAACTTCCACTTCGAAGGACTCGCTATTGATGGTACTAACTATCAAGGTGAGTCTATTCGTCGCGAAGTTGAACATCGGAATGTCAAAGTCCACGTTACTATTGATTACGCGTATCGTTTAGACGATATACCGCAATCTCAGCAGCGTGTCCGTGCTCTACGAGATGCATTAGGGATTAATATTAACCCTAATACTATCTGGAATGCGATACCGTGGTCCTTTGTCGTCGACTGGCTTGTCAAAGTTGACAAGTTCCTGTCGGAGATTTCTGGGACCGCGATAGACCCGAAGGTGCTCATATACAATTGTTGCTATTCGTTCAGCTGTACCCGTACCGTTCGTGGTTTTTACCACGGCGGAAAGGGGTCACCGGATGACAACGGAGAACAACAAGTGGCTGAAGTTGAGACGCAGGTTTACTGTCGTACCAACCTTAACCCCTCCTCCACTGTCCTTAGGGCCAGTGGACTATCTCCATCTGAGGTAGGAATAGGCGCGTTTCTTGCGGGCAATAAGCTCACGAGAAGACGTCGCTGATCGTACAAAGACGGTGCGTAATAGTCCAGCTGTGCTGGATGAATAGCGTAACGTTATAAGTGCGGTTTTATTAACACAGGCCATGGACCTTAATCCATTAACCGTATGCTAACAAACACACTCAATACCAATGAAATCAAGGACAGTACAGGCGCCGAAGTTGAATTCGAGCGTCTGTCAACTGGCCCCGGAGCCGTAACGATCTTTAAAAAGATCGCTGAGACTCCTGGCATCCCTCACCGTTTGACCATTTCACATGCGTCATCCGGCAGCGGGAAGGCCACGGTGCGTCGTTCTCTTGTTCGCTTTGATTGCGATTACGCGAATCAAACGACCTACGAGAAAATGACGTTTTCGGCGTATGTGGTAGTCGTCGTTCCAGAAGGAATGAGCGATACCCTTACGATTCCGAAGAACGTCCTTGCGAACTTGATGTCGTTCCTCGCCACTACTGGCTCTGGTACGACAGTCTTGTTCGATTGCACCGGTACGGGCGCGCAGGCACTCATCAATGGTAATATCTGAGCTATCTAGCTCAGTCATGTTGATTTCTATCACATGAATACCAAGACAAATTGGGGTGGCGACGATCGTAAGATCCTCGTCATCCTTCTTTTTGTTATGCTAGTATTATTGCTAATATTAGCTAGTGGGTGCCGGTCCCTCACGTTAAGGGGTGAGAATGGGTCTTCCTATTCTTTCTCCTTAAGCTTGTCGAACCTTTTGGTTCGACCGGGATACCTCGAACAAATTCCTTCTAGTCTCTATTTGATTAGGACTAATGGAACCTTGCCCTTAATATCCCCGCCGTGAGTTTCATTGGCGATCATGTAGTGTGTGCATAACCTTGAAAGGATACCTTATGGGTCCTGATAAGAGTCAAGAACAGTATATACTGCTCATAGCACAGTTACTACGTGACGTTCAAACGTTACATAGTGATGTAATCACGCCACGAGCTCTTCGCCTCACCACTTTAAAGGTGGAAAAGCGATATGCTCGAGAAGGTATGGGTTTTCTATCGAAAACCCTTCCCCGTATCGGTAAAGCTCTTGACAGAGCCTTATCATCGGACACTCCACTGGCTGTTCCCTTCGAGCAAAAGCTCAAGGGGACTCAACTTCCGAGGTTTCTCGGTGAGTTGTTCAGTAGAGTGTTTGATATATACGGTATGGTGTTACCTACACCATGTGTACGAAGCATCCGCAGTATACGGCAAGTTTGCTACTTGTTTTACAAGCTCAAACTACCTTATACCGCAGACTTGGAACAGACGGTCGTTGACAACTTTATAGTTGCCGAACGAGACGTCGCTGTGACGAACACTCGCCTTCAGTCTTTAAAGACTGAATTCGAGCTCTCCCCCCTTAATCGCTGTTGCCCCTCTATAGGGACAGCACGTACTAAGGTTTTACGTCGAGCTCGCGTCCTTTTATCAAGGGCGCTCTCGAAGTTTGATCCTAAGAACATTCAACCTCGCCACGGCCCTGGGTCGGTCTCCACTGGAGAACGACTTTGGGGCAAATGGTATTGGTCGAATGTTCCCGACAGGGTGTTAGCCCATTATCCCCTAGACGAGTATTTTTACGCGTCTCTGGGTCATGTTGCTTATGCCCTACAAGAGCTAAAAGCTCTTGGTGGAAGGGAAGTCCCGGCCAAGGTTATCCTTGTCCCTAAGGACTCTCGAGGCCCACGATTGATCTCTTGTGAACCGCTGTACTTACAGTGGATCCAACAAGGTATCTCCCGCGCGCTTGTTCATCACATTGAACATAACTTCCTTACAAAGGAAGCTGTTCATTTCACAGATCAGCAACCGAACCAATTCGGAGCCCTTTTGGGTTCCCGAGAAGGCAAATATGCGACCCTTGACCTCAAAGAGGCCTCGGATCGTATCGGTACTGGTTTAGTTCACTTGTTATTCCCTCAACACATCGTTGATGTGTTGATGGCGACAAGGAGTCTCTCCACGGTTCTGCCTGACGGCAAGGAAATTCAGCTCAATAAATTCGCGCCTATGGGGTCAGCTTTATGCTTCCCTATTTTGGCGTTATCTATTTGGGCTATCCTTGCTGCAGCAGCACCCGATGCGTATACGCGAGAGCGTATATTAGTGTATGGTGATGACGTGATCGTCCCCACGGCCTTTGCCGCGAACGCGATCGAACAGCTCGAGTATTTCGGTTTATTAATAAACCGAGATAAGAGTTGCATCAGCGGACTCTTTAGAGAGTCTTGTGGCGTTGATGCCTATATGGCAACAGACGTCACCCCAATCCGATTCCGGACTGGCTGGTCATCATCACCTCGCCCCGATCACCTTGCAGCTTGGGTTAGCTATGCTAACTCTTGTTACAAGGCTAAGTACTTCAATACTTACGATTTTATCGTAAGGAGTATGTATCGAGTTTATCGTAACATACCTGAAGAGAGCCTCCGTACTGGAAGCCCTTCTTTTATTGAAGTCCCCGATGAGTTCAAGTCACTTCGACGACGTATGAATTCAAACTTGCAAAGGTTTGAATATCTCGTCGTCGACGTAACTACGAGGAAAGAAAAGAAGACTATCTGTGGATATAAAATGCTTCTGAGATATTTCTCAGAACATAATACTCCTAGGACGTCTTCGATGTCTACCCTCGTTCCCTCGGATGCCAGTACTATAGAGTCTGGATCGTCGGTCGGTCTGTACACGAAGAGACGGGATACTGTTCTTAAGCTTGTGTGGCGCTAAAGCCTAATACGCAATATTGCGTATTAGTCTTAACCCGCACATTTGTGAGAACGGTCCGTTTCCGGCTATGATCAGAGTTTTCTCTCTAATT